TGACAAGCACGGACTAAATTTTCATGGGCAAGATAGTGACTTGCCAAGCGCAGGTGATGAGTTAGAACAAGCAAGAACAACAATACATGAGATTGAAAAACTTTGGCCTGAAGTAGACTTGCTGCACTCTAATCATGGATCACTTGCATACAGGAGAGCTTTCAAAGCAGGACTACCCAGAGCATATATGCGTGGGTACAACGAAGTATTAGAGGTTGGTCCTGGATGGAAATGGCATAACGAACTTACTATCCGATTGCCAGATGGTAATGACGTACACTTTCATCACGGTAAATCAGCAAACATCATGACTGTTGGACAAAAGCAGGGAACCTGCTACGTGCAGGGCCACTACCATACAAAGTATGGCATATCATATTGGGGTAACCCTTCATCGCTTTTGTGGGCTATGCAGGTGGGATGTTTAATAGACAAAGACTCACTGGCTTTTGCCTACGACAAAGTATTTAAAGACAGGCCCATAATAGGCTGTGGTATAATTATTAACAGTCAGCCAAAATTGTTACCAATGGTGTTGAATAAAGGTGGAAGATGGAATAAATTGTGTCCATGAAGACACTGGACAAACAAATAAAAGGCGATCACTACAAAAGATTTATCATACAACCTGCTGAGTTTATCAATGCTAATAATCTAGCATACGCAGAAGGCAACGTAATCAAGTACGTTTGCAGGCATAAATACAAGGGTAAAAGAGAAGATATAGAAAAAGCTATACATTACTTAGAAATGATAATAGAAAGAGATTATGAGTAACGTGGTTCGAATGTCTATTCCAAACAGGATGAGATCCGTAAATGTTCGTATGCTGATTGACGATATGCCAATCGTTGCAACAATGGATTATATGCTATCTGATACAGGCATTACACCTGTTGCAGTATGGGTAAAGACAAAAAAATCAGAGTCCACTTTAGATCGAGAGTTACGCAGCTCTGGCAAGGCAGTGTCCTTGCTGTTGCAGTATGGTTGCTCGATAAAAGAAATATCAGAAACATTTACTAGAGATAGCATTATAGGATCTGTTGTATGGTATTTATACAAAAACTTAGAAGATATTTTACAAGGCGAACAGCCTGACAAGTTACCAAAACTATCTACACAACCGTCAGGATATACAATTAAATAACATAGGAGGTTTCAATGGGTATTCCCTTTGAGATGATTACTATGCTTGGCTCTACCGTACTGGGTGGAGTGATGAGCATTTGGTCACAAAGTATTAAAGCAAAACAAGCACAACAAAAGATGATGCTTGAGAGAGCTGAAGTTCAAACAGCAGCTTTCAGAGAAGCAAGAGAATATGAGAACGTAGGTTTTCAATGGACACGTAGAATAATTGCATTGACTGCAATATTTGCAATCATTGTATTGCCAAAGATACTACCTTTGATAGATCCACAGGCGCAAGTTATTGTAGGGTACTTAGAATTTAAACCTGGGTTCCTTTTCTTTGAAGGCAAAGAAGTAATGCAATGGGTTCCTATGGCAGCTAGGGGTATTGTTATAACACCGCTTGATACAAATTTAGTAGCAGCAATAACAGGTTTATACTTTGGTGGCAGCTTAGTTAAAAAATGATTTGGATTATATCAGCCATGATGTGGTATGAAGATGTAGATAAGCCTATCTACACTGACTATATGCTTAAATCATTTGAAGCAAGGCAGGAATGTTTAGACTTTGTTTTTTGGAACAAGGTAGAACTGGTCATGGAACTTGCAGAAGAGAAAGGCAATTACGATGGTAAACCACTCAAGACATGGGCCTTTTACTGTGAGAATAGAGAGCTAGAAGAAGTATGAAGATAAGTGAAAACACGGCTGTCTCCATGCCGATGCGTAATTTAATCTCAATAATTGGAGCAGTAGCCGTAGGCTGTTGGTTTGGTTTTGGGGTTATTGAAAGACTAAATATTATAGAAACAGAAATACAGCTTATGCAAGCTGACTTAGAAAAGAATACTGAGTTCAGAATTAAGTGGCCAAGGGGAGAGCTGGGTTCACTGCCAGCCGACTCAGAACAATTTATGTTGATTGAATATATTGGTACACAAATAGAGGCGATTGAAGAAGACTTAAAAGATCTACCAAAAGATAGATCACAAGACCTTACCATAAACTTTTTTGAAGATCGTATTCTAAAACTAGAGGATGCTGTAGAGGATTTAAAAGATAAGGTAAGACAGAATGGAAACCATTAAAGTAGTATTTGCAATATTGATGATACAGAACGGATCAATCATTGAGTATGTTCCGACTGACGGCATGACCGACTGTTTGAAACAGCGCAGAGTTATTGAACGTAACATCGGAGCTAATCAAGATGGTATGGTAATGCAATGCAAAGAAGTAAAAGCAGAGCTGTATGAAGATATGGGCAGACTTAAAATTAAAAAGATATATGACTAATGAGGAGAGAAAAAAATGTTAAACTTGGAAACTGTGAAAAGTGCGGTAAAGAAATTTTTAGGTTCGGCACTCCGTTTGTTGTGGAAGAAAGCAACATCATCCATAAAAGGTATTTGTGCCACGATGCTTACAAAAGCAAAGAAGAAGATTGCTTCACTTCGTACATCAGGCCGTGATTAAAACTTAAACATAAAAAATCTTTTTAGTATCTCTGTTGGATCAATGTCATCTTTGTGTAATACATCTCGATAGAGATTGAATACCCATTCAGGATCTAGGTTTGCCATATTGCATACCATCTGAAACTGATCGTCTTGTTTCTCGAACCACATTCGAGCTTCAACACAGTCAACTAGGTTTAATGTTCTTTTCTTTGATATTCTGAAATCTTTACTATCTACAAAATCGTAGTAGGTTTGGTGGTTTAGTGCCTTACGTTCAACAATGCTTACATCGTTGAAATCCATACGTGAGTCATGTAAAGCCACTATAATAACAGAGACCCATAGTTGGGTTTCTGGTGTCATTTCTGGTTTGTTCTGCTGATGTTCTTGTTTTGTTTTCACTCATAGAACATAACCATAATTTACACACTCTGTCTACGGTTTGCGCTGACGGTTTGCCATAGCTGACAAATAAGTTTCTGCTGGTCCATCTTATACTCTAATTGCAGATACTGTTTCTCAGCTTCTCGTAAGCCCTTTAAATGAGTTATATAATCTTCATCAGCAAGAGCCAGTTGTTCTCTAGCTGATACAGACATATTGCTAGACTGTTTTGCCATCAATTGAGCTTTTAAAGTTTTGCTAAATCTATCTAAATGATGATAGTCTGATTTACTTTTAGCTAAAATTTCATCATTCTTAGTCATCCATTGAAGAGCATCCTCAACAGATTTTTCATTTAATTCTAACATTCTTCAGCTCCTTTGATTGCCATTCCAATTTGATATGCAATTTGTGGTACGATTGCATTACCTAATCCTCTAAGTCTGTCCACCCTATTGGGTATCCCATTAGCCACTCGACCCACATTGGGTTCAAACTCCCAGTAATACCCTTTTTCCTCAAAGCATTTGGCAGTTGTGTATTGTGTCTTGGTTTCTCCATTATATGTTTCATGCTGTTCTGTCCTTTGTAATCCCTTGCTGTCGGTGTCGGCCACATCTTCTTCGGTTCCACTTGTTCTTTGCCCTCTACTAACTCCGCTAGTCCTCGACCATAACCCTTCGTTGTTCTCCCTGGCTCGTTTGCTCTTGGTGTCGGCCACATCAGATTCGGATGTTTTACTTGATCGTTCAGACTGATTGGCATACCCTTTTCCAACTTCATTTTCATTCTCTTTTCTGAGCTTGGTCCTCGATTGCAATGTGCGTCTGGAGTACGCCACAATCCATGTTCTGTATCGTTGGTGGGGTGCGTTGACTGCTGAAGCTGGTATAATAAACGATTGGACTTCGTAACCTTCGCTTTCCAAGTCAAGGTACACTTGTTCGAGTACCATGCCGTCTGAGATGCTAATAATATTTCTGACATTTTCTCCAATGACCCAGGTAGGTTTTGTTTCTTTAATAACTCTAAACATATCGGGCCACAGATGTCTGTCGTCTTGTATGGCTTTTCCTTTTCCTGCAATCGAGAAGGGCTGACAAGGGAATCCGCCAACAACAACATCTGCGTCACACCCCTTGTATGTTTTAATGTCTTCATGTATCGGCACTTCTGAAAAGTTTTTGTTTAGTATTTTTTGACACCATTTCTCATTCTCCACAAATTGTATTGTTTTAAAATATCCTGTACTTTCTAAACCAAGAGTAAAGCCACCAATACCAGAAAACAAATCTACTACATTTAACACTGATCGTCTGCGTCACTGTCTATGTAAGCATCCTGAAATACATCAGGGTGAGTCGGAGTTTCTACAAGTTTCTCTTTATACTCATTCAACGGACTTTGTTTTTTCTTAAACGGATTAACTTTCTCTAATCTATTGTTAATCTCTTTTAGTTGCAAAGCATACTTTAGTATTTTTGCTTGTGTCATTGCTTCCATTATTACCTCCTTACTAAACTTAAAAAGAATGTTGTTGATATATCTTTACGATTGCTTTCCTCTAATGAGCCAAGCATTTCGTCACCATTAACAGCTTCCATACAAGTTTTATAAAGCAACGTCATCTCAGCAATCTTTAAAGAATTATCAAACTGAACATTTTCTTTTGGTGCGCTGCCGTTTGTGACTACAGGCGTTTCTTTTTTAACTTCCTGTTTATCTTCTGCAAGCCAATCACTTATCACTGCTTTTGATATAAAGTTTTTTCCTTCATTCTTGCCTGATTTGTGAACTGCCTTTTCACCTTTTGCAGATATAAGAACAGTATCTTCTTCATCTAACTTTTTTTTGTATTTAGATAGATC